TCTCTTCTTTGCTTGGCATTGGTTACCTCAATCCACCATGGCGGGAGAGCGAGTGATGTAGGCCCTCAGAGCCCTGTCGAAGTCGCTGACCCGGTCGCTGAGAAGTTTTGCGACGGACTCCCCAACGACCTCATCTTCGAGCTTCGCCTCGATCCCGGTGTCAGCAAGCTCTCGGACCCGACCCCAGTAGCCAATGGCCTCAAGGCGAATCCCCGCGTCGTCTCCGTCCCGGATGATACCGAAGAACTTCTTGACGATCAGGCGGTTGGCCTCTTGGATCTCAAGCGGCAAAGTCTCGACGCCGACAAGGGCGTCGTCCTCGACTCCGTAAGACGCGAGGCGCATCGCGGGGACAAGGACCTCCTCGCGGGCGGCCTTCCCGGCGCAGCCGGAGGTGGAAACCACCGTGATCGCGGGCACTCCCGCAATCGCCATGAAGAACACGAGGCCGAGAGGCCTAACAAAAGACGGCATGAAACCCTCCATTCAAGCGGCGAGGTGGCATTCTAACCGCCCGCGCCAGAGCCGCCAAGATCGTGGGAACCGTGTTTTAGCATTTCCACAACCGAGTCTACCACCTTTTGCTTTTTCCCGATAGCGGCGTAAACATACTGGTCTACGGTGCCTCTGGCGACCATTTGGTAGAAATAGCAGGATCCGGCCTTTTGGCCGGGCCTCCTGATCCGACCTCTCGCCTGAACATACTCGCGCCGGGAGAACCCGATCGAGTACATAAAGCAATAATGCGCTCTTGTGAAATCGAGCCCCTCGCCCCCGGACTGGATCTGCACGACGACCACAGGGCCGAGGCCGAGATCGGAGTCTTCCTCCCACTGCTCCATCTCGTCGTAGCCGCCACTGATCCTGTAGCAGGGGCGATCAATGTCCGCGCAGGCCTTCATGATGTTCTCGATGTCGTAGACGAAGCGGACGAACACGACGACGGGCTCACGGGGGTCGATCTCCTTCATCTTGTCCGTGAAGGCGTCGATCTTCTCGCTGTCGAGAACCTCGATGCGCTCGCGCCCGGTTTCAGGGTCCTCGGTCGGGCAGTACCCACTGGTGATCTGCTGAAGACGAAGCAGCTTGACGAGTATGTTGTCCGCTACCACGGTGCCGTCCGTCAGCTCCGCGACAAACTCGTTCTTGAGGGTCTCGTACACCGCCATCGTCTTCTTCGGCAGGTCGATCTGAATCTGCTCGTCAACCATTGGCGGTAGCTCAAGGATATCGTCGATTCGCACTCGGTGAGTGATCTGCCCGAGGGTCTCCCGAAACTGATCGACATTTTGGTATCCGAGAATCTCCTTGCCCTCGAATCCACCCATGACGCAGAAGCGCGACCTGAAACGCATAAACGACTCGCCGAAAAGCGAGGGGTCGGCGAACAAGGTCTGGCCGAAGGCGTCCACGGGGCCGTTGCTGAGGACCGTTCCTGAGAGGCAGACCCGGTGCTTGGACTTCGGTCCGATCTTGTTCCACAGGGCCTTCCCGGACTTGGTGCTGTGTCGCGCGATCCGGTGGCTCTCGTCCACGACGACGAGGTCCCATGTGATCCCGCTGAGGGTGGAGAGCATCGGCTCTCTCCAGATCACCTCGAAGTTGATGACCGCCATGAAGGGCACGCCGGACAGGGCGGCCTCCTCGATCTTCAACGCCCTCTTGGGGATCGTCTGACGATCAAGCGGCAGCACCTTGAGGTTGTAGTCCCTCGGCAGGTGCATCTTGCACTGCCGACCCCAGACTTTCGACACAACCTTATGCGGGCAGACGATCAGGGTGCGAGTGAAGCCGTAGTGGAGGATCGCGTCGTAGACGGTCTTGGTCTTCCCGGCACCGACATCCCAATTCAAGATGCAGCCGTCGAGTTGTCCGATCATCGAGACCCCCACGGGCTGGTGATCCCAAGGCTTGAAGATGGCCTTTGGGAGATGCGTCTCGATGTTCACTTGGTCAATGGAGGAAGACCTTTTCGCCAAGTCGGCAACCTCTGAGCTAAGGTCGAACTCGACATCCGGGAACTTCGCCATGATCGAATGCACGGAGCGGGGCGTCCACGGCATGTGCCAGAACTTCCCGCGGGGGTCCCAGCGGGACCCGAGTGCCTTCACCTCCTCCTTGAGGTGGTAGGGGTGTTCGATCTTGATCCTTGGATTCCCGCCGTTCAGGCACCGTTCTAGCCGTATCATTTCCCCTCCTAAGAAAATCCCCCCCTTGGCGTTTGCCTCGGGGGGGCGTTTGATTCGCTCTATGCCGCAAGCGCTGCTACTTCTTGATCCAGTCCGGCACATCGGCGTCTGGAACAACGCGGAGACCGAGCGACCGGAACACTTGCTCAATGGTCCGACCGTAGGAGTCGGCGTCGCCGTTCAGGTAGCGGAACAATGTCGAGAGAGCGACATCGGTCCCGCCGTTGTGGACGAGCGCGTACTTGCTGATTCCGAGGTCCTCAATCCTGTTGTTGATGATCTCGCGGATGCCGACGCGGTCGATGTCGTACCGTGATGCCTTACCGCCCATTTTGCCGTCCTTTCCTCTTTGGACTACCCACCATCGTACACGCAAAGTCCCGTTACCGCAACCCGCAAACATGCTGATTTCGGGGATTCGCGTCAGTCTTCGGAAGTCATGCCCCGGTGGAGGTCTAGCAGACGAGACGATGCCTTCCCCGCACAGTGCGCGATCATTCCGATCTGGTGCAGGCAGTCATGTATCGAGGTATGAGCCAAGCCGTCCTCGACACTCACCTCCTGCTGCGCCTCGCGCAGGACCTCCCAGTAGTCGAGCCCGGTTCCCGCTAGGTTGCCCCGAATGTACGACCGACCATCGATAGGAACCCAGAACACAGGCCCGAGGTCGAGGTCGACAAGGGAGGCGTAGCTCTTGAGAAACTCGATGTCGAAGGATGGAGGCCAAGCCCAGACCGTGCAGTACTTGGGCAGGAAGTCGAGAAGCATCTCAAGGCGTCGACGGATCAGCATATGAAGGCGTTCAGGCTTCAAGACGCCGGCGGCCTTCTCCTTGAAAAAAATCTCGTCCGCTGTCTTCTCGGTCGCCTTCTGCTTCTCTCTGTGCGAGTCAAAAAGGCCTTTGTCCGTGTGGATCCACCATTGAATGGTGGCTTTGCTCGGCTTGCGCTCCGGGATCCGCGGGAGGTGGCACTGAAATTGAGGGCCGAGACGGAAGTGGTCGTCAAAGACCACCGCTCCGATCTCCATGATCTCGTGCTCACGGGGGTCGGTGCCGGTGGTCTCGATGTCGATCATCACATTCTGGTGGGCTTGGTACTGGTAGGTCGGAACCTGAGAGTGGATCTTGGACACGCTAAATCTCCGCCGCTCGCTCAGATGACGCTGAGGCCCGCCTTTAGAATGAAGTCCACGATGCCGGGACCAACGAGGACATAGTCCTCGTCCTGCGGCTCCGGGATGGAGAATGCCTCGTCCCACCGCTTGCGCGCGATGAAGGCCACTCGTCCTGTGCGGTATCTCGCGCTCTCGCTGATCCCCATTTCCCCGCTCTCCGGGGCCGGCCCGCGGACCTCGATCAGCGCGATGTAGTCCTCGTCGATCATCTCAAGACAGTGGTCACAGATATCGGCCAGCGCGTGTTGGCCCTCAATGACGGCGAACTTGTAACCGGGCTGCTCCTCAAAGCAGACGGGGCACTTCGGCCCTTTCCCCATGCTTCCTCCTAAGTAACTCGCAACGGGCGTATCGTCATCGTAAGAACATAGCAAAGCAGCTCGGGGTCCACAAGCTGAAAGCTGCTGTGCGTGTAGTTGCACCAGTCGTCAAGAGACCCCTCCGAGAAGCCCTCGTCGTCGGAAAGGTAGGTCCAGCGATCCATGTAGTGGCCGCCGATGACGATGGCGTCAGGGACGCCGATCCGGTTTAGCATCTTCATCTGGAACTCGCGCAGGGCGGCCTCGCCGTTGACGCGCGCGCAGAAGAAGGTGGCCGGGTCCATGTAGTCCTGCTCGCGAACAAGGTCCCGGAAGTAGCTGTCCTGCGACTCAATCCAGCGGGCCATGTTCCCGGCGATCACGCGGTACCACTCACCGGCATGGTAGTCGAGCCACTGGCGGCCAAAGGGCTCCGCCCCGAGAATACCGCTGTCGAACACCGAGTTCAGCTCGCGGAGCGTGGTCTCTGGCTTCTTCGCGTCTCCCACGCTGACGGCGTAGGCGCCGTACACCGCGCTCGCCGACCTCCGGACATCGGCCGTCATCTCCCCGAGATTGCGCTCTCGGACCCGGCAGAACGACTTGCCGCCGAGGATGTGCAGGTACTCCTCTCGGCTCCAGCTCGCGTAGGTCTGCTCCGGAGGGTGGAACCTCGACTTGACATAGCGGTCCATCTCGGCATCGTCGAGAAGGCTCTCGTCCTCGCCAACCAAAACAAGAGAAAATTGCATTTCCTCGCTCCTTCCCGGAAGAGGGATGGTAGCACAGTCGGGAGGGGAGGCGGAAGGGAAAAACCGGGGACTGCGCCTGCTGGAGAAGAGGAAGAACCAGACTTACAGCGCAGCCCCCGACGGAAAGGCTTTTAATCGTGGAAGATCGCGAAGAACCGACGGCCGCCAACCTTGATGCTGAGCAGGAATGGGTCGTGGCCTATAAGTGAATTGTAATCGTGACGGAATCTGATAACCCCGCTAGAGGTCACAGAAAGAGAGCCCGAGTGTATCTGTTCCACCCCCGTGCCGGGCTGAGTGGGGAGGTCTGTGTATGTCCCGCTGTTTAGCTGGTATTGTAGGGTTCCTAGGTTCGTATTACTTTGGTTCGAGGTACTGATTTGCCCGCCGGATGTCGCGGTCCAGTACAGAGTATTTCCGGCGGACACAGGCATGGTAAGCGTAGACTGGTTGGGACCCCTTCTCCCGAGGAACGAACTTGGGCCAGACCCGCCCGTCGGGGTTCCACTTCCGGCAATTTGACTGAACTGGTGGTTGAACCAGAAGCGGTGCTCAGTCGGGTACGGCGAGTAGTAATACTCCGGCGGGACTGTCTGCGAGTTGGGGACAGGGGTGCGCGACCACACGCGGACAAGTATCCGGTAAGGCTCGTACAGTAGGCCGAATGGGTATGAGGATTCGCTCCCGAGTGCTATGCTCGGATCGATGGGCCACATGTTGAAAAAGTTGTCGCCCGCTGTGTCGTGCTGGACATGGTAGTCAAAGATTTCTGCCCCAGTGAACTCGAATCCACCGAGCGACGTAGACCAGCCGTTTGAAACCCAGTCAAAGAAGCTAGGCTTGAATCCGGTACCCACACCACCTACAGCGTTTTCAAGCGGGACATCTGACCCAGCCAAATCATTAACAGGGGTCGTAATCAGCTCGACTTTGTATTCAGTGTTGGCGAGCTGGTCCGTTGTGTCGTCGACTGCTGGGTCGAGAGCGTCGATTTGGTTGGTCGGGTTCTGAGGGCGCCTACCTGCGCCCCAGAAGCGAATACCCGGATCGGCTCCCGCTTCGGGTAGTAACGCATAGTTGCCGCTAGTGTATGAAGTAGGAAGGAGTTCAACTGCACCAGATGGCATCACTGAAGATGGATTACTACCACCTGAATGCGGGATGTCGCGGTCTGTCTGGAACAGTATCGTCTTTACTGGTACTGGCGCCAGAGACCGACCGAACGATCTAAAGTCAATGCTTCCGGAACCGGCGCCGCCGTCGGCGTTGTCGGCCACCGCTTCAGCAAACGGAAGACGATCGTCACGGGTCGCGGAGATCAGGCGGACATTTATTTCGTCACCGTAAGGGAATGACTGGTCGGTAACTCCCATAGCGGAGCCAATGAACTCAACATAGGGCGGATCAAAATTGGGTCCGCCGTTTTGGCCGGTTTGAAATATGTGTTCTCTTCGGGATGTATCGAGCGCACCCCGATAGACATCGTAGAGTTTTACCAGAAAGACACCCCCGAGAATGGGATCGGATACATCATCCGGACCAGCGATGATCTCGAATTCCCCACTAGGGATTAGGTACTCGCTCCCGTATTTCAGCAATGTGGTAAAGTCGGTCGCAATAGTCGCCGTCTCGGTGGATCTGTAGCGGTAAGGGATGACCTGACCTGAGGAATCCAGCGCGGGCTCTGCTGAGAAGAAATCGAGCAGCTCCGTAAATCTGATGAATTTCTTGCGGTAATTGTCTGTGACTTCGTTAGTCGCTAGATTGGCTTCCGAGTCAGGCACAACCCTGATGATGAGGTCCATCTTGTGGTAGGAGGTCGACGAATCCACCGACGTAGTAGTGATGTAATCAATCGGATCGACATAAGCGATCGGGTATGTACCGACGACAGACCCCGCACCACTGAACGCTTGGTTGCCGATGTTTGCGGGTGAGTCATGCCTCGCGAAAACATCTATGGTGATCTCCGAGGACTGCCTCGCGCCACCGGCCCACAGCCTCCCGTCGACCGGGTTCAAGTTGGAGTCAAGCCCGATCAGGTCGCGACGGAGCACCGCTCGTGGCGCCTCGACAACATGATAAGGGCTGACCCTCTGCGCCTCTTGGAACGGGAATGACCAGTTTGTCCCTCCGGACTGGCCGAAGAAATCAGTCTCGACGCTAAAGATGTCCTGAAAACAGGTGAGGCGGATCTCGCCGCTGACAAGCGACTTCTCTTCGGTCGCCACAACTCGCATGGCCAGATTCTCGTATTCGCGGTCCGCATCTGTCCAGCTCACCACGTCCCCGGGCAGCACATTGTAGAACTCGCGATTCACAATGAATGTGACTTTCACCAGCGGATACGAAAGAAGCCTAAGCTCGCGAGCCGCGATTCGCAGGGCAAGCCCCTCGGCAAGGCAGCCGAAGTAGCGCTTCTCCGTCGAGACCCTCTGGTCTCCCTGCATCTGCTGGTTCGCAATGTCATGGTCGGAGGCGTAAGTGTCCTTGTACTCGTTTCCCCGGTTGGTATACGCGACTCTGAACTCGTTGGTCGTCTCCTGCCAAGACTGGCGAGACTCGTCGGTTATCGAAATCAAATTCGAGTTGCTGATCGCTGGAACGGAGCCGATGCTGTAGTCGTTCCGAACCAACTTCACCTCGATGAGGCCGGTTAGCTTGTCTTCTCTCGTCACGCCATCGATTAGCTCCATGAGGTAGCTGATGATGTTTTCCCCTTCGGATGGCCTTTCGACGACCGCTGAAAAACCATACCCTTCATCGAACAGTGTCTCGCCGACCGACAGGAAGTTCTGAGTATTGATTACCGGCGCAGGGATGTTCAGAAGCTCCTTTGAGGTTAGAACCTCGTAGAGAACTTCCATTGGGTTTGAATCGACTGCGTTATCCCCAGACTGCCCGGGATCATTGGAGTCGACGCGATGCTTCCCAGCAGGGAGGCCTAGGCTGTTCGGGAAACGCTCCACCTCGAATGACCACGGCTGGACTTGCGTGCTGTTCCCGATGTAGCCACCTTCCCAGACCACATAGGCTGTCCCCCTGTACGCGCACCCGGCAGCTCCCGACTGGAATTGCGATAGGTAGGTACTCGCGTCTTGGTCGAGTCGACCGTCGAAAAAACGGAAAGAACCCTGAACACCACCAGTACCAGTGTCGTTGCCCCCGTAGAGATAAGGCAGGTTGATCTCGAAGGCCTCGCCGTGCTTTAGCGCGCCATCGAACACCAGTCGGTCGCCAATCCAGACTCTCCTCAGGGTGTCCACCCGGCCTTGGCACAGACCCATTTGCAAGCCCACAAAGTATTTGTACGCCTTGATGACCCGCTTCGACGAGAACAGCCCCGTCTTGACTTTCTGCTTTATCGCGACTGACCGGAAGTCTCCGTACCACAAAACATTCGGGCCTTCGATCTTGACCGTTCCGAAGATTACAGGGACCCGTCTTTGCTCTGTCGCTGTGGGGAACTTGAAGTCCCCGAGCGGAGACGGCTTCGCGTCCTCGATTTCCGGCTTTGGGCGCAGGGCGTCAGCGATCACCGCGGCGGCGATCGTAAAGGCAATATAGTACAAAAGAAGAGTGAGGAACTCCATTCGGGCAACAGTCGGGTCGCCTCTCTCGAATAGAGACATAGCGCAGCAAAAGACCATAGCCGCGGTCTGCCACTTGCCGAATGAAACATGCTGCACGACGCGCCTCTTCAATCAATCCCCGTCTCGAACGGGTTCTTCGTGGGTACGTACGGATATCCTCCGTAGTTCGCCGCATTGCCGAATGCAGAACATGACGAAATGTCGTGCTTGCAGCCCGGAAGCCCTAGGATTGTCGCTCCGAGAGGGCTTCTGCGAAAAGGAAGGTTCAGGTAGAGAAAATCGTTGAACTGCCGAATGACAAGTCGGTACTCGTCTCCGAATTTCAACCACCCCCGCACCCAGTAAGTTGATCCGGACAGATTCGACGCCCCCTCGACCTGAATTGCCAAGGTGCCTACCGTGACAACGGTCATCTCCTCTTGGTAATCGTCCGCGTTGAGGCCGCAGCGAGCCCCATAGTGTGTGTTGTTGCACGAGGAGGAGTATGTTCTACGCGGTATGATGCGGCCGGACTTGACCGTCTGGGGGTTGATGGAGAAGGCGCACTCGCGACCGTCATTCAAGAACGATGCCGCAGCGATGTAGCCAGAGAACAACTGGACATACTCGCCCGAGGAGTCCGTTACGTGCTTTTGGTACAGGTAGAAAGAGATTTCACCTCCGGGGATCAGATTGTTCCAGAGGGCGGCCATCGGGTTCGTCGCCGGGACGGTAACCCTCAGCTCCTTGTTTTCGCCGAGGTCAGCCCGGGTAATCCGTTCGCGCGAGACTACCTCAGGCGTGTAGGTGATCGAGTCGCGGACCTGCGGTGTCTCCGAGTTCGTGTAGGCGTAGGTCTCGCCCGTCGAGCGTCGGAAAAGGAACAGCTCGATGGGCATCCCATCCTGAATGCTCTTCTCCTGAACATCGTAGCTCAATTTATCACCGCCCTTGTAGGCACGGTCACGGAGGCCGTCCCCGTCCCCGTCCTGTGTGTGATTAGGATCTCATCGGAATTGAAACGGTGCTGCTCTATGAACTCGACCCGGACGATCTCGTCATTCGAGGCAGTTACGCCCCAAGCGGAGCTGACAGAGAGCTGCGC